GGACAACTAGTGGAGTTGCTTCTGTTTCAAACAACTCACCACTTTCGACTGCCTTTTTCAGCAAATCTGCATTATCCTTTGCTTCATCGTCAGACAACTCTGCAACTTCGCCAGGAACAAGTTGTCTACCGTTAGCAAGTTCAAACAGACCGCCGGTAAGAGGCACTTTATACTTGCCCATACGTTACCTCTTTCTTTCCCACGCTTGCATTATATGATCGCGGAGAGTATTTCTAATCTTTGTTTCATCTGTTTTGAGAATTCTAATAAACGGTCTAGCGGGAGTTTTACCCTGAACACCGAATTGGTGTCTTGCCGCATATGGAATACTTGAACCGAAATTCAGCGAATCCTTTTCAATCTCAAGTACCTGACCTGTAGCTCTCCTGACAGTAACCGATCTACGTAGAGAACCGGATTTAGGGTGCATCTGATGTAGAATACGAAGATCCCAACCCTTTTTCGCCTTAAACTTTAGCCACTTAGGATCTAGTCGTTTCCAGCTACCTCCACCACGACGACCCTGCGAATTGAATTGAGTATCCGTAATCTGCATCAAGTAGTCGCCTACATCTTTAAATCCGGGCTTAGCATTTACCATATCGTGGCCCATGCGATTAAACTTAACGGCGACTCGTTCCGCTCCAAATACCAGTACTTTAACTTTCATCGTCGTCTATCCTACCTACATCGACGATAACTGTCTGCACCTGACCATAACCAACATACGGGTCTTGATCTGGCTCAGGTGGACCTTTGTACTTATCAATTACATTCTCGATTTCGATACCGAAGAATACTCCTACCGATCTGTATTGCATTAGTTGGTTCTCGAGGTCGGGAAGATCCTCGTAGTTCTCGTCAAGCCAATCTACTCTAATAGCTAGACCGTCAATATCCTGATGTTGCATCAGAATAGCTCTACTACAAGCACCATAAATCTTGGCAAGCATATTAGCTTTGGTGGCTGTCTCTGCTGCAATAGCGATTCCTACACCAAGCTGCCACTGTGCTGTATATATTCCTCGCTCTCTTGTGATAGGTTCATCCACAAGACCGGGAGAGATAACAACACACAGCGGCATATTCTCACCAGCGATAGTCTCGAAATCATTTCTATTCGTGTAAACGCGGGGGCCTACCAAAACCCCCACAGGTAGCTCAAGCCGTTCCTCGACTTCCCTCAAATACGTGGGGAACCACTTTTTCAACAGATCGATGACAGCTTCCTCAAGAGTCGAGGCGACAAAGATATCACCGAATACTGCGACGCTCATAGTTCCAGACCCATTCCAAATGCCCTATCAGTGTCATCAATAGGGTGGAAGTCGGTAATAGCCAGAGAATCACCAACGACGACAACTTCCTCGCCAATGATGATTGAACCATCCTTGATACCATTCAAGATAGCCATAGCCTGATCGTATAGAACCTGAGCATAGTGTCTTGCATCAATCAATGCTGTGGTGCGTGTCACCCTCTGCATATACAGTTGTGCAGCAATCATCTTAGCTGCCGCTTCTGTAACGATTTCGGGTGTAGAGTCAGGATCGACCCAACCCACCAACGTAGCATTGTCGATTACTCCACTCAGATACCCACGAACAACTCTAGCAACAGACAGTTGTAGCAGGGTGGTGTTATCCTCGGTTGCCATAACAACCACCCCGCTACCATCGAAATCCTCGCTAGGAAGATTAGCGTTGATATCGTCAACTGTGGCTAGAATCTCTGCCATGATTAACTCGGCTTAGTCTGTTCCTTGGCATCAGCCTTATGAACCTCGACAACAGGAGTGGACGTATCAACCTGTCCTTCCTGTGCCTTCTGACGTGTCTTGACTTTCTTAGCCTCATCCTCGTCAAGCTCACCAGCGGCAAGTGCGGCATCTTCACGAGCAAACGACTCGTTAACCGACTCACCAGGATGAGCATTCTCAGGATAAGGAACCGTGCTTACGATACCACGATCAACATACTCGGCCCACCCGTCGTCATCAACATCAAGATCAGACTGAGTGACTTTATCACCGGGCATGATTGACTTCTTAACGCGGCCCCACTCATCGATATCTGTATCGAATCGACTATATGCGTAATACGTGTCAGCCATTAGTTGTCAGTCACCCCCTTAGAAGGCAGCAGCGCCAAATGCCGTAGTGATGAGATAGCCAGCACCAGCAGAAACAACCTTCGGATCGTATTTGTACGAGACACGAACGATATCCGCCTTACGCGGTTCCTCACGCCAACGATCAGTCGGACGTGTAGAACCGTCGGGATACGTCTGAGCAAACGTCTTACCGAAGGTAAACGTATTCTGCCCAGGTGTAGGATCAACGATACCAAGCCAGATATCCTTACCCCAGAAAGAGGTAATAGAAGGCGTAGAATCGATGTTGTTAGCTGAGTTGTAAACCGAGTCCACCGGCAGGATCGTACCATCAAACCCTGTAAGTAGACGGAACGCCTCAGGAATAGAAAGAGCGAAGTTCTTGAAGCGATCCACAACTCGCGGATGGTTCTCGATATAAGACATACCAAGAGCCGGGATTGCGAGTGTATTCGGGTAACGACCAGTAGCAGCATAGACAGCCCGCATACCCGTCATAATTGCAGCAACCGGATTGGACGTAGATGCAACACCACCAGTGTAGTCATCGAACTGCTGTGCGCCAGCAAGTGTAACCTTGTTGCCTGCCGCATAGGTGTTTACGTCACGAACGATAACCGACGTCTGCAACTCATGGTCAAGCAGAATTGCCCTAGTAGCGAGAGCAGTTGCGTCAAGCTCAGGATTGAACGAGCCAGCACCACCAAAGACAGGATTAGCGAAACCACCCTGTGAAGTAAGCTGCTGCCTTTCCTCGTCGAAGATCGGAACCTGCAAAGAACGCTCGCGAGTCTTGAACGTATCCTCACTCCACTTAGCCCCGACGATCTCGTTAGCAACTGCACCAGGCTCACGTGCAGACTCAAAGATGAGCCAGTTACTACGGTCAAACACACGATACCGACCCGACTGAGTATTTACAGGCGTAACCGGCAGAATGCGCTCACCGTAGAGTGCCTGATCCTTATAACCAACTGAGAAGTTAGTTAGGATTGGATCACTGTAAAGTGTACCAGGATCATACATTTAGGTTTATTCACCTCCCCTATCTTAGAACGTAGCGCCGACAAGACCACCCTGCATGATGACCTCAAGCGTGATGCGATCACCAGCATTAGTGGCGGGATGACCAACACATCTACCGACAATACGTGCAGCCGAAGATGCTGTAGCAGTACGAACACGACCATCAGCAAGCAACTCACAAAGAGCGCCTACAGCGATGGCGGCACCTGCCTCTGCCTCTGTATTACCCATCTGCCTACAAGTCACACCCTTGCCCTTAAGCAGTTCAGCAGCAGAAACGCTAAACTGAGCAAAGCCTGCGATCATATCACCGATAGCAGTAACGGGTGTAACAGTTTCAGCAGCGGAGAACTTCACAGCACGATACTTTGTAACCGTCTGTGCTGCTGCGAGCTTGTAACCCTTATCAAGTACGAAGTTACCAGTAGCCATTTGTTATATACACCCCCTCTAGGCAGGTAGCGTGAGCCTATACGACTCAGCAAGGTCGGGATGCTTCTTGCCAGTCTCAGCAAGTGCCTCCTGATATGTCATGTTGGGATTCTCTGCCTGAACCTTAGTAACCTGTTCTGCGAACAGCTTACGGGCACCAGCAAGTCCACCAGCACTTGAAGTATCGAACTCGGGAATCTCGGCACCTTCTGAGTTACCGATCTCACCAAGCTGAACGATACCACCGTTAACAACAGCCTTGATTGCAGCCTCGAAATCCTCCAGATTACCCTGACCCTCACCAAACTTCTTGTGAGTAGCCATAAGAATATTCTGTGCCTCGACGCTAAGCTGCTGCTTCGTAGACTTAAGACCATAACCCTCGGTCTTACGAATAGTCTGAACCGAAGCGATGAAGTTAGCAGCCGTATGCTCACGATCACGTTCCATGAGCTTACGATGCTCCTCCCAATACTGCGGATATGTCTCAGCGAAGATACGCTCCTGCTCCGCTGCGCTAACCGAGTTACGTAGAGCCTCAAGCTCACCGAACTGAATCTTAAGAGCTTCGACGATCTTAGCAGGCTCAGTATCCTCTGACAGATTCAACGCCGAAAGCAATGCCCTAGCGTCCCTGCCAGAAAGAACGAACTCGTCATCCATAACGAAACCTCCCCTCGAACTTTTGATTACACTTGCTTGTGGTGGATCTTCTGCGATAGGTGGCGTACTTCTACGCCAGCCCTGGACGATAGCGATATCATCCGAACCATCTTCATCTTCCCTTGGCTGTGGCGGTGAACCTGTACCCGGCTCACTATGTTCCCACTCCTTACTCTCCAACCAAACAGTACCGTCGCTTGTCTGAATAGCAGGCAACCAACCAACGTCAGTCGTTTGTGATACCTGTGGCAGCATGAAAGTACCGCCAGTAGCCGGATTACTAGCCAACTTGCTAGCGGTAACAGAACCACTGGTTAGCTTGTGAGCGGCAACAGCATTAGCCATCTGCTTACCGTCGATGACAACTTTGACCTTCTGTGGCTGACTAGCGATATCGCTCACTAGTTGATCGAATGAACGAACGCCATCAACCATACCGATTTCAAGTGCCTCAGCAGGTCTAAGCATACGACCCTTGCCGTAGTCCTGCTTTACGCGCTTGGCACTTACACCACGACCTTCTGCAACTACATTGAGGAAATCGTCATACAGACCATCTACTCGGTCTTGGTAGAATTCCTTTGATTCCTCAGAGAGTGCTTCATGTGGATTACCTTCGGTTTTGTGTTCGCCCGCGCTAATGAAAGTAAAGCGTTTACCTTCGAGGGCATCCTTAGCGGATTGATCTTCGTGGACGGTATATACACCGATACTCCCAACCGATCCTGACGGGCTAACGTAAAGCTTTTCAGCCTGAGAAGCCAACCAGTATGCAGCACTACCCGCCATACCATTAGCGATAGCATATACTGGTTTAGTACCTCTAGCCGACTTAATAAGCTCGCCTGTCTCATGGATCATATCCGAACTACCACCTGGACTATCTACGTCCAAGATAATGCTGCTAATACCATCGTCCGACAACATCTTCTTGAACTGATTGGAGAACGTTTCCAAACTTGAAGCACCACTCATTTCAGTCATCATGTTAGAACGACCGAAAATTGGCCCCATAATCGGAAGGACTCCAATACCTCCTACGATACTATTTCCGTTACCATTATCATGATCGCCGTCGTGGAATAGCATACTACGCTCAGTATCATTAAGTCTAGTGATAAGTTCTTCGTCACTAAGCTTGCCGTTCTTGAGCCTCTCATCAACCATATGCAACATGGCATCGAGAGCCTGCGGCGTCATAAGCCACGGAGTTTCTCTGATCTTCGTTACGATACGGGCATAATCTCGCACTCTTGTGTAATCACCTCCTCAACCATATCGAACACAGGATCTGCCTTCATCCATTTCTCATTACCTGAGAAACAATTCTCTACCAAAAACATGGGTTCGCCATCATCACTTGTAATATCTTTGATGTAGTACAGTTCGATACCGGATACAAAGTACGTACCTTTGGTAACAAGTGAGGGGCTACTCAGCAGCACCAGTCGGCTTTCCCTGGAAACCGCCACTAGGCTTACTCTTGCCTTTGTTCCCGTTATTGCCGTTCTTACCTGTGTTGCCATTGCCATTGCCATTGCCATTAGCGGTAGTTGTGCTTGACCCCACCACAGGTGCGAACTGTCCGGTTTCAGCAACGGGGCGATCCTCTAGCTTACGTGGCATATCGAACATCTTACGAACGTGCTGTTCAGTGTCGATATCAGCAGTAAGAATCTCCTGTGCAAACAGATTACCAAGTGCGCTAGCTAGCTGCTGCAAGTCTCTAGTCTCGCCTAGGTTACGAACCGCTAGACGGGGGAAATTCTTAGTTGGGTAGTTCCACACAACTAGCTCAGGGATGATGTACATATTGATCTGATCTGCGATGTAGTTAGCTACGTACTTGAGCGACTTCATAAAGAGGTCACTTTGTGATCCTGCGCTAGCGCGACCACCGCCTTCTGTGGTGCTGCCGAGCGAAATGAATTGCCCTAGAACATTCAACAGGATCATCGTGTTGTGGTGATTCGCAGATTCCATAACGTCCACCATTGAACCTTCAAGCTTGATGAAGTCAATAACAACATTCGGAGTCTGCACCACGAAGCTTTCTTCATTTGTACGCAAATTGCGAAGCAATGTACGCAGAATAGTGCGGTCAGTCTGTGTATAGCCAGGAAGCAGCGTACCTCGCGGGACGCCGATAGCGTGGCGTTCCTTCTGAATCGAATCGATCTTGTACAGATGCGTCTTGTAGTACCAATGCGAGTATGCTGTACGGAGCAGCGACTTACCCATAAGATCGCCGCCTGAACGATTGTTCGTGAAGATGATACACTTCTCGATAGGAATCTCGATATCGGTAGCCTTGCCATCCTTGATGATGGTCTGGGTAACGGAGATAGGCCCACCGTTATCGTCGTACACGATTTCCTTAATCGTACTGGCTGGTCGGATACCTAGCTTACGTAGCATGATATATCTACGTGTGTTCGCACCTTTGCGATGCGCCGCCCATTCTCTTTCTTCCCAAACCTTTTCAACTACGGAGAACCCGTCCTCAAACATAGCTAGGATATCCTGCATACTTGAGAGGAACGGTGCGCTCATACCCTCAGCCAAGTTAGCCCAGATGAACTCCGAGATTTCTAGATCAGTCTCATCATCGCTGTAGGGTTCCATGAAGAACTCAGCACCCAAGATAGGTGTCTTAGCTGCGCGCATACTAACATCTACAGCAGCGTCGTTCTTCATGCGAGCATATGTAGCTAGTCGCTGGAAACTTGTACCAAGCTCAGGTACAATTTCTCTTACTGCTGGTGGTTGACTGCTACCACCCTCAACATCTAGATCAGGGGTATCTGCACTCTCTAGTCCCTTAGCTGTGTAGGTGGTGCCGACACCTGCTTTACGCGCAGGAGCTAGGCCGAAAACAGTTCTAGCGTTATCTAGCATCAGGCAACCAACCTATTCAACGATAGCTCATCTTCTAGAGTAACACCTGTGTCACCAAGTCTGTTACGCATGAAGTCTGCGCTTTCGCTATTCTGATATTCCTCACCATATACATCAGAAAGATGTGACCCTGCGCCACTAACGAAGTGCGGCCCAACGAAGTAGCGCAGGGCATCAGCAGCATGGTCATCGACCTTGTGCTGAATATTGCCATCGCCCTGTAGTTCCTGTAGGTCTTGAATAGTGTGACGGGAAGCAGGCTTAACGTGTAGCTGTGCCATCTGCCTAATAAGATTGGGGCACTGTGGGCTGATGATAAGCTTCTTAGTCTTGAGCATACGCTTAATCTCT